TTTGATACCTAATTTTCAACCTGTATAAAATTTTCAATGTTCTTCAATTTAGCCTTGACTTTTTATTTGCAGGCTTTGTAAATAACTCTTGCCTGTATCATGTATCTTGCCATTGTCCCGTCCTGGTTCACCCCGGACAGATTGGGCATGTTCTGGAGATTCTCCATCTTTTGGATCTCGCATTCTTCCCCGAAGTCTGGAAAATCCTTGCTGTCATTCTGCTGATCCAGCCAGTCCATAAAGGCCTGCGCAAAGTTCATTGCTTCCAGGTTCAGATCATCCTGGCAGGAAGAATAAGATTTGACGATCACAATGGTAAAGCCGTATTCCTTCAGGACATCACCGGTAATATATTTCTTTTTCACCTTGTCCGAATAATTTGTGATCAGTGAAATGCTGTCCTCCGATTCTGGCGAGAAGTTGAAGTTCAGCATGTCTCCGGCAAGCTCACTGGCCTTTGGCTCAAAATATGCTTTTATCACATCATGCTTTATCATACCCTGCCTCCCAGTTTCAGATATTCTTCATAAGACTTTGCCAGTTCTTCTTTCCTTGCAGTCATCATGGCATGATCCCAATGGTCTGTTGCCAGAGGATGACGAAAAGTATTGTACTTCAGCTTTCTGCCTGTCGGGTTCTTATGAGGTGGAGACCAGAAGCCCATCAGCTCCTCGCCATCAAAGATCGGGATATTCGGACCATACAGCTCACCCATGTACTGGTAATGGGCATAGGGGCTGTTATAGGTGATGTATCCTGCATCCTCATCCGCCGTGATATCTACATTCTGTGCAAGTACCAGGTTATCCGCCGGCACGTAAGGATCCATGAAACGTGCTGCAGTCGTCGCCAGGAAAAGCATGCCCGGCTGTCCGCCCAGCTTCTTTTTTGCAATCCGATCAGGAGGATCATTCCATTCAAATTTTACTTTCATGGTATCAGCCTCCCAGTCTGTAATGCTTTGCCAAGGGGAAACTGGTGTTGTCAGAGAATGCTGTTACTTTGAATGCATTCGGTTTATGCCGGTTCAGTACCTGTGCTGCAGTCTGACCAGAAACTCCCGTGATCTCATCCAGGCATTCCCCATAAATCACAATGTCGCCCTGAGAAGCTGTGAAATGTTCTTCCGGAGAATCTTTGTATTCTGCATAGGGTAGGTATCTGTCATCCTCTGGAATCCGCACCACGTAAGTGTTCTGGACGCTTGCCTGGGTGCCGTTAAAACTGGTATTCACCTGAGCTTTCCAGAAACAGTTGTGGAGCACTGTCCTTTTCCAGTGCTCCTTTCTGTCTTCACTGTCTGCTGCCTGGATCCGGTTGTATAAGGTGATGGTATGAATATAATTCTGGTTCATGCTCACACCCCCGCATACAAAAGTCCTGTGTTGCCCAGGTATCTGTAAACGATCTCCCTGGTCTTCTTTGCCTTTCCCTCTTCTGTGAAGGTAGACTGGGACACATCAAAAGTTCCGGATTCCCCGTCATTGGAATAGGACTGTAAAATACCACCCTGCTCCGCTGCCTGCTGTGCGCTCTTATCTGCCTGATACAGAAGCTCTGCAAGCTCACAGGTGCAGTCTTTCACTTCATCTGTTATAAGCCCGAAATTGGAAACCAGGCGGCTGAATGTGTACTGGTTCAGCACACGCTCAGCCTGTTTTTCCCAGAATGGAAAGTCATCCTCTGACAGCTTTGGATCCCGTCCAAGCAGATAGCCGGATTCATAGTAATTGTAAGAGGCGTACATGCTTCATCACATCCTTATCAGGCGCCAGCTTTCAGAATAGAGAACGGACATCTCTTTGTTTTGTCCTTCTCTACGCTGTTGATCGGGTTTGGAATCTCCCATCCGAGTCTCATAACAGCTCTGAGCGCAACCATATCATTCTGCATAAGGTTGTATGCAATGGAGCCGTCAGTATTCTGGACAACACCCTCTGTAAACAG